GTTATACCATCACCCGAAATCTCATCAAAACGAGTTCCAATTCCCATTTCCCAAGATTGAGAAACCGGGTAGGCATATATTGTATATGATAATGGTATTTCAGATGCTTCGGCTTCATGTAAAATAAGGTCAACCGAACTCATTGTTACGTGTCCACTCACTATTGATGATGAAAGATTATTCAAATCAAACTGAATGAATGTACGAGCAACATCTTTTAGATTTCCATAATAAGTTTTAGAAACTTCTAATATTTCATCTAATCCAGTATTCTGGGTTGGTTGTTGTAAATATATTGATGCATCTTTTGATGCTGTTAAAAAATAATACATTATATAGCCCTCCCCTTAATGTCTTTATTTGGAAATTTAACTTCAAATACCGATGGATCTAATGATGGATATACCATCTTACCCTTTGTTGCAGCTCGAATATTATATGAATTTTTAGAATAACTACCCAAACATTTATTTACAATTTCACACTTAGGTACTGATTGAACTCCCTCTACACCTGCGATTAATAATTCAACTTCTGAAATATTAATTGGCATATTGAATGTCCAATTATCTATATTAAAGTATTGTTGAAGTTCGGTGATACAACGAGTTAAAACTTCTCTCTTGTTATATCCACCATAAACTCTAATTTCAAAATCAACACCAATATTAATTACAAACCCATCCAATAGATTTACACCATCAGTTAATAATCTATATTCATTCATGTATGTTTTTAGATTTTCTTTTACTGCTCTATTGAGAGGTGTTAAATTTTTATTTAGGTTATAGCCTAAAACATATAAATTAATTGCAAATGGATTATTTTTTTCTTGTATATTATTTTTCTTACCAATTAAAAATTTTTGAACTTCTTGTTTAATTTGGTCTTCAGTTAATTCTCGATTTTTTAAATCAGTAATTAAACCAGTAAATTCATCCAACACATCAGGATTTGCCAAAATAGAAGAAGGTGAATTATTATCTAATTCTCCATCGGGTGCACAATATGCTTTAGCAATTCCACCGTATTTTGGAGGAAGTGATAATGCTCTTACTTGATAATCTTTACGAGTTACCGCTCTGTTTTGTGAACCAAAGTTAGCAAGTGAATTTTCTCTGATTTCTTCAATAGTTTCTGCACCTCTACCTCCAGTTGCAGGAATTTCATTATCCACTGCAACTGATGCCTTCATTGAATTATATAATCGTAATTCATCTGGAGTAAAAGTTGTAGTATCATCATCGAATTCAATTCTATCAATTTTAGTTAAATCTCCTTTTGGTACATTGGAACTAATACCACCTCCAACTAAATACGAAACCGTAAGTGTCGTATTAGATGGTGCCTGACCGTATGTATTGGTTTTTAAGAAATTTGCCGGGTCAAACGATGAACCTAATTTATTAATTGAAGAATTAAGTCCTAATCCTACATTTTTAAAGTTTGGTATTAGAGTTTCATCACTTGAGTTTATTCCACCTCCAAATATAAGTGTGGTTGTATTATTTTCGTTTACTTGTTTTACAAATCTACGAGAAGTTTTAATTAACTTTAATATGTTTGGAACTGAATCTTTAAATTGAACTAAATCTTTATCGGTTTGTTCGGAATTTGGATAATCTATATACACCATTTCTTGTGCAAGATATGGTACCTCATACCATTTATTTCCATTAGAATCTCGAACATCGTAAATATCAATTACATTTGTATCTCCTATTTCTATTTTAGAGAATTGTTGTGCAGAACTAAATGATACATTTTGAGATCTTAAAGTTGCCGAAATAGCATTAACATATTTTTTAACCAAGTATAAATTAGGTTCACCTGTTATGCTGTCATTTCTATATACACTTATTTCTCGTTCATCCTCAACATTAAAATCTAATAATTCAGTTGTTCTGAATACAACTGAACTTGGGCCGGATACCAACATACCTTCTTTAATTCTTAAAAAATAAGTTTCATCAGGTTTAATATCACTTCCAGTTCGTGTTGCCGGTACTAATTGATATACTGATAATTTTGTAATTGCAGGAGATGTTACTTTGGGTTTATATCCTAAATAGTTTGCAAGAGCGATAACATTATTTTTATCCTCTGCATATAACATCATTGATTCTTTTAATGAATCATCAACATAGTATGATAGAACATCACCTATATACGATGCCATTTCAATAAATAACATACCAGGGGATGCCTCATTGAAATCGGAATAAGTTTTTGGGAAATATGTTTTTGCGTATTCAATTAAATTACGTCTAAATGATGCAAAATCTTTATTAAGATATTTTATATCTCTACCCTGATTACTTCTTCTTGTTGTACTATTTAGTGCCATTTAATTAACCTCGTATCGTAAATGTTATTTCTTCTGTATTTATTTGATTACCAACTGTAAATTGAATATTCATATTTGCGATATTTCTATCTTTCATCTCATCTGTCATTTCAATATCGATTTGTTTGATAGTAATATATGGTAACCAATAATTTACATTAGTTGTTATTGTTTCTTCTAATCTAGTTTCAAAATCATCTGTCATTTGTTCAAAAAGTAAAGATTGTAATCCAGTACCAAAGTTGGGTTGCATAACTCGTTCACCTTTTTTGGTAAGTAAGAGATTTTTTAAATTAGCTTTTGCTTGTTCAAAGACAGAAAATGCTTGATTAAAATATCCAGTATTACCTCGTTGGACAGGTAGAGTAATACCGTAAGCAAAATCATTAAATGCTTCAGTATCTTTTACAATCTTTTTATTTAAAACATATGCCATTATTACTTATTGAACCTCTTAACTAATTGAGAGTAATCTCGGTTTAATGCTTTATCTAATGCTTCGTTTCCAGTTTTGACACCCAAACCACCTCGTTGAGCACCGCCACCAAAATCACCATAACCCATTTTCTCTGCCATTTGATTTCTCATAGCACCCAAACCTACTTGTGCAGTTACTGGATTATTAAATGTAAATGTTTCATCAATATCAGGTTCTGCATCCATATAAGAAGGAACATAAGATGCTACTTCTTGAATGGGTTGTTGGTATGTATCTAAAATTGAAGTACCACCACCAAGACCACTTCTTTGAGCAGAACTAAATGGTTGTGTTTGATTTAGTATTTCATTCAATACCGGATTTTTTGTAAACTCTTTTGTTGGTTTATTTTGAGTTTGTTGTCTTTCTTTTTGTAAGACAGATTCTGCAAGAGCAAAAGGGTCTAATTCTTTTGTTTTAGTTGTAGTTTGAATCGGAGTTTTACTTTTTGTTTCTTTTAAAAGTTTTACCATTTTGGCATTAACTTCTTCTTCCAAAATTTTTGGAAAAATTTTAGTTAGAAAATGTTCTTGTTTTTTAGCAACTTCCGCTTCTACAATTACTTGAATTAACTTTGCTAATTTTTTACTATCCATTTTTATTCGGTTTTATTCTTTATATAAATATACCTTTTATGGATTTTGTATTCTAAATAAAAAAAGGGAGTTTTCACTCCCTTTTAATTTAATTACCTTTAGATGGGAACCTAGTCCATCCATTACTCCAAATTGGTTTATCTAATTCAGGTATTACCACATCTATCTCCTTATTGCTCTTTGAAAGTGCTAGAGTTTTCAATTGTTCACTTGTCAGAATTGTAGTTGCTCTACTGATAAAGTTTAGTGTAGGATTAAATGTTCCTAATGAATTGTTTTCAAATACGGATATACCATCTTTCACAAATCCTGCAGTTTCATTACTTTCCAAACTTAAACCACCTTTCATCCAACCCCATACAATACTATTCTTCATTGTGAATTGAGTTGCTCTTCTAAATCTCAAACCTAAATTGTGGTTTGCTAATGCAGATGAAGTATTTGGTCCAATTAAAATCATATTGTAAAGTTTTGGATGTGTGTATGGTTGAGCAGGTGAACCTGTTCCATCATTATCACATTCAATACCATTTCCAGCATCACCACTATCTACGAATTGCGGGTCTCTCTTTGCTACACCATTTGTAATTGTTCCAGTATATCCAAAATCAAAATCGAAATCATCATCTGCGGTTGCAAATGCGTATAGATTTCTTGCTGATACTGTTCCACCAAAGAATTCAAATGCATCATCGTTAGCGTAGATAGTTTGAACATTCTCAATGATTGTTCCACTACCAACTCCACCCAATGTTAGTGCATTGATTTCAGAGTTTGGAAGTGCTGCAACTCCCGCGTACTCAATTCTTACAAAACGAAGAACACCACTATTATCTAAATCGTTTGTTCCACCATAAGGTCTACCGATACCACCTTCAATTGTTGGTTCTGATGTTCTATTGGTTTTTGCTCTACCCAATATCACTATACCACCCCAATCTCCAGGTGCTC